AGATCTTTTCTTCCGGTTTCTCTAGTTTGGTCTCCTCTTTCTTTTTTTCTGGCTCCTTATTTTTTTTGTCATTTCCTCCAGTCGTACCAGTTCCTCCAGTCGCAGCTTCGAATTTAATACCTAAGATTGATGACAATAAATCTTCCTGTCTTTTTTTTACATCTGCTGCTGTTACCCCAGTTGCCCCTGTTCCTCCTGTCGTTGAAGTTTTTGCCCCTTCTACCTTTCCTGGTGTGGATGATCCAGTTGGACCTGTAGTAGAGGTGGTAACAGTTGTTATGGTTTCAGTTGTAGTCGTTGTAGTCGGTCCAGTTGAACCCGTTGTAGCTGAAGCTACCGTATTAGTTCCCTCAATAGCTGTACCAGTAGACCCAGTAGGACCTGTAGGGGATTCCGTTTTCTTTTCCTCTAATTTAGTTTCTGTAGTAGTTCCGGTAGGTCCAGTTGCCCCTGTTCCCCCTGGTAGCATAGATCTTATATCTTCAACTGTGCCGCTTTTAGATTTTTCTATGAGTTTGTTTATATTTTCGTCATATCTTTTGGACATGTTTAAAACTGCTTCACTATTAAATCCTTTAGCTTCTAATATCTTAGAAATAGCTGAAATTATAGCATTATTTTCTGGAGTGTATAGTAATCCTGCTGTTCTAGCATCTAGAGGAGTTTTGCTATTAAAATAGGAAAGGATATCTAAAAATTTATCTGCTAAAGGTTCAAACTTAAACTTATCATCTGTTACTTTCTTATTGAAATCGTTTTTAATTTCTTCGAAGGCTTCAAATTTTTCTATATCTCTATACCCTATATTTTCTATTATCTCCGTGGGTTTTCCTGTTTTTAAAACCTTTACATTCTCTATCTTATTTGAGGCTGATCCTTTAGCCATTTCGAAAATTTCTTTCCCGTCGACCGCCTCACCTTTATCTATTTTACGACTTATTTCACCCCTATCTGAACCGCTGTCGTCGTAGGCTTTCTTATAAAATATAGAATTAGGATCCAGAGCAGGGTCTAATTCTTTTAGTGTTTTATCAAAAATGTCGTCATAGAATGTTTTTGCTGCTGATGAAACACTATCAGCAGCTTCCATAGCCGCAAATGTTTCTTTAGATATTGTTGATCCTGCACCAGCTCTTATAGTGCTTTGTAGCTTAGCCCTATCAAATGCTCCTCCCTCTGATTTAAAAACTGGGAATCCCGATCCTGTTGTGCCTGTTTCTCCTGCCAAAATATTTTTTTATTTATATACCTAAAAACCCAAAAAAGCTATCTTTTTGGGTTTTTAAATGAGAATGCTTCTACCATGTCTCCTTGTTCTACTCTTTTGTTTTCTCTTTCTATTTTTTCATTAAGCTTATCTATAAACAATTGATATTCATAAAAGGGCATTGATTCTAAAGCATCTATTGATAATTTGAATTCATCCCAAAGTCTAAACTTAATATCAAAGTAATTGGCTAAAGATATCTGAAATAACGAAAAGAGATCTATACCCTCCGGGAAATGATATATCAGCTGTGACCTCCCCCTCACAGCTCTCACATTTAGTATAAATTCTAGATTTTGTTGCAAAGTTTATCTTCTCCGTTACTTGATCTGCTATAGAAAATTGAACTGGAGTCCAGTCTAAGGAAGCTCGCTCATACTGATCATATAAGGCTTCATCTAATCCTCGCCAATCAGGAATTATAAAAGTTGCAACTTTAGCAAAACTCTCGTCGAATTTTTTACCCTTTCTTCTTTTATCTGCTATGATTTTTCTACAAATAGTAGTAACCCCGACAGTTGGTATATAAAGATCTAGTGAAGATGTACCGTCTTTAGGTATGAATTTAAATGAATATGATTCTGTGCTATATCTTTTAAGAATCTCAGGATCCACGATAAAACTATCTAGTAGATTGGATCTAAGTTCTATCATATCCGGAACGTTGCATTCCGTTTTAGTGCAATTTTTTGTTACGGGTAATAATATTTTATTCTCCCCTCGTATAAAGGTAACGTCCCTAATTGACATTATAATATAAAACCTATCCTCATACCAAAGATCAAATGATTCTAAGAATCCTCCGTTCCATCTTATCTTCATACACTTAGAAAGAATAGAATTTAGTTTGTCGTCAAGATCTATCCTATCATTCTCATCAACTGTTGAAAACTGTCTTATTTCTCTAACTTCTGCTGCTTTTATAGCAATTTCAAATCCTGGGGGATATCCAAATCCTTTAGAAGGTAAATTCTCAACCGGTATATTTTTCCATTCGTTTTCCATTCCTAGTGGTGTTCTAGAAACGTTAACCTTTCCTAAATTATTGGATTGCTGAGGAGCTCCAGCACCCTGTGTAGGATTGGGTTGATTTGCTTCGTTAGCGATCCATGATGGTATTTGATAATTATTAACATCTGGATCATTATCATACTCAAATTTAGAAGCTGACTCTCTTTGTTGTAGCTGTCTTAATAGTTCATCATCTGGATTTTCTGCCATAATCTTTTCTTATATCTCATTTTACTGATCTTTCGATTTTAGTTTCTTATTTAATGACAAAAAGAAATAAAGCCCAAAGAAAACACCCGAAAGGAAGTAAAAAATTGCTACTGTATGCCAATAGGAATTTGTCCATTTCATTATTGTTGCAAAAAGGATATCGAATCCGAAGGGATTGAAGAAAGTTGCTAAAACTAAACATACTGAAGCCGTTCTTGTTCTGTTTTTCTGATTCACAATCGTCGTCCATATTATTTTAATTTAACATTTTTAGTTTTAACCAAAAACAAAAAATGGAGACTTTGTTGAGCCTCCATTTATATATTGACAAAAATAAAATTAGTTAAAAACGTCTTCGAAGTAGTCCGCTCTAAAAGATAAAGGTATTTTATAAGGAGTAGTACCGTTGGTATAATCAAGGTCTAATGCCTTGATCTGATCCACTGGGAAACAATTTACTAACTTAATTCTTCTAAATACGTCTCCCTGCTTATTAAAGATAGAGACAAGTATGTATGTTCCTCCTGCATAAGTTGATTTAATACCAGTGGCACCAGTTAATGGATTGTAAATTAAATCTGACCATTGTCTTAATGCTTTAAATACGTAGTTACTGTTGTTATCATTAAGGTTTGTTTCAAATTCAATTCTTACCTTAATACCAGTGTCATCAACTGCACCAGCAGCATATCTTCTTCTAGCAAATTTATATCTTTGCTCCGCTATACCTGGGTTTTTATCTACTGATAAACCTGAAACGGAAAGCACGTTCTCTACTAAGAGCGTTCTTCCTCCGTTACCTTGCTCTAAAGCAACCCCAGCTGGTGGCTGTATAATAACTTCAAACTGGTTAAGATATACCGGTTCGTATAATTGTACTGCTGCCTTTGATGCTGTAAAATGTGGTAATCCTGCCATTTTCTATTTTTTATATAAATATGTCGTCGAAATAATCAACTGCCCAAGTTAGGTTCAATTTGTATATTGAAGTCTGGGTATAATTTAATGCCATTTCTGGGATTGGTGTCATAGGAAAGCAATCTCTTAGATTTATCTTTCTAAAAATATCGCCCTGCTTATTGAAAACGTTAATAAGAATGTTTCCTGTGTAATCTTTTTTAAGCCCCATCGCTCCAGTAAGAGGATTGTAAATTAAATCTGACCACTGACGTAATGTTTTAAAAACATACATCGAATTGTTCTCGTTAAGGTTTATTTCAAATTCTATGTCAACATCTAAACCTGTTCTTTGTGGAGCAGCACCAGAGTAGTATCTTTTAGCGAACTTATACTGTTGAGTAATCTCCCCAGCATTTTGATCAACTTGTAGACCAGATACTCTAGTTACTTGTTCCAATAATATATTAGCAGCACCTGGGTTCCCTGCTTGCACAGGGATAGCAGTAGGTGGAGTAATAGTAACCTCAAACTGGTTGAGGAAAATAGGTTCGTACTTATTAACCGAAGCCTTAGAACTCGTATAATGTGGTAATCCCGCCATGTTTTTATTTTATATATTTACCTTAGAGAATTGTACTCAAATTCATTAGCTGAATTGTATAAATCCTCCGGAAGATATACCTCCTGTTCTAGTAACTGTCATTCTATTAATGAACTTGTGAATACCTCTTGCAGGTTCGATGATAACATCAATTATACCGATATTTTGATCGATGATTGCAGGGGTATTATTAGAAGAGTCCATGATAGTTAAGTAGTTGTAAACGCCTCCAACAGATCTTACTCCAGATAAGTAATTATCTACTAATGTTTTAATTTCAAGTCTAACGTTATCTTCGTTGAAATCAAACACATAGTTAGAAAGAATATCCTCAATTGCGCTTTCAACAGTAATTAGAAGGTCTCTAACGTGTAGGTTGTTAAACGCAGAGTTTGTTCTTTGGTAGCTTGTTTGGTTACCGTAGATAACAATACCAACACCTCTTTTTCTAATAATAGGGTTAATTCCAAATGGCTCTAAGTATTCTCTGTCTTGAATATCAAAGTCATATTCTAATCCTACTAAGTTACTAGCTGAGATAATACCTCTCTTAAGTCCTGCTACTATTGAATAAGGTTCACCTGTGATAAACTTACGAATAAAGTTATTTGAAACGTAAGCTGCTGGTGGAACATTCAAGTTCTTATTGTTCTCTCTAATGGTTAAGAAAGGAGCAAAGAATCCAGAGAATTTAGCTCCAAGATCTTCATCAGGTAAAGAGAATGTAAATGAAGGATTTAAACTTAAGTTACCTCCGTCTGCAATGTATCTAGCTTGTAAAAGTGGAGCAGGATCAGTTGCAGTAGGAGCAGAAGTAAATCTAGGATCTGTAGAATCAGCAAATTTCTTCATTGAAGGAAGGTTACAGATTGCTAAACATTTTTGTCTGTTCTTAGCAAGTCTAGTAAGTTGATATTTACAGTTTGGCTGTATACCTCCATCAAATGTGTCAATGATGTATCTGAAAGTAATTACGTCAGTATCAGCTAATGTTCTAGCAAGATTAGTGTCGGTAAGAACGTCTAATATATCGTTCATCCTTGTATCAGTACCATTAGGCATAGAAGCTGCCTTGATATCTGCTCCAGGAAGATATGTGAAATTAAATGTCTTAACAAACTCTTGGATGTTTTTAAATTTCCAAACTCTTGTTGTTACACCAGGGTAAAGTTGAATAGGTCTTTCTGTTTTAACCTGTACTGTGTAAACCCCAGGAGATGTTGCAGAAGCTACTGTTTTAACTTCTAAAACTCTCGTTAATCTTGACTGAAGATTTTCAGTTAATGGGTTATCATAGATCTGAACATCGGTAGATACAAGTAGATCTCCAACTTTTATTGCTGATGAGTTGGCAACTGCAGTAGATAGCTCGATAACATTAGGCTGTAATTGAGTTATAATATCTACATAGTCGCTTACATTACCTGCAGTAGATACGATATTAAAGCTTTCGCCTGAAGTTAGGTTAGTACCTACAGGAAGAGAACTTATGTAAGTTGTGTCCCAAGTAGAGATAACTTCAGGTGTTGTAAATGTGTCGTCGCCATACGCTCTACAAACTAGGATGTTGTATCCATCTCTGTCGACATTAACTTCAAATTTCAAATACTGTAGTAATGAACCAGAATCGTCTTTCCAATCAACGTCACCATCTCCGATGTTTCCTTTAACCCAGTCTCTGTACATTTCAGAGTTTTCATAAGCTAAGTAAGAATCAGTTCCTACCGGAATATCGGGAGAGAAGTAAACATCATCATTATCAAAATAGTCTGGATTGCCTATTTGATAAGCAGCCGCAGTACTTTTATTTGTAATATCGTAAGGTTCAACATAAGTTGTAGCAGCAGTAGATCCAACTAAAGGGTGTTTTAATCTTAGTCTAAGCTGTGCTCTAAGCCCAACAGGAAGAGTCGAATTTGTAATATTTTTAGCTTCTACTATTCTTAGTTTAACTAGATCTCCCTCATAAAATCCAAGATATCCTGGTGTAGGAAGGTTAGAAGTTACTTTACCTAATACCCATCTATCTGCTGGAGCAGTAGTTGAAACAGATACGAAATCATCTAAAGCTGTTACCTGATCATCATGTAACGTAGGAGATATGAACTTTGTGTCTATGTAAATAGCACCACCATCTCTTGCAGAAGGACTATAAGTATCCCAAAGTGAGGTTGGTATACCAGCATCACCTGTTGCATTGTATAGTGTATCTAGAAGTAAAGTTCCTGTTTCTGGTAATATGTCCATACCTGGGTTAGAGGGAGAAACGTTGTCTTCTAGCTCAGTACCACCTGTTGCACCGTCTATATTTTTATAGTAAGTGTAGTCTGCAAATAAATTTTGGCTATATGATAAGAAGTTAAGATTTTTTGGTACAGCAGTTATATCTGAATCATTACCTATCTCATCAACTAAGTGGTGACCAACTAAGTCAAATACTGAAGAGTTATCTACTAGATCATCCAAAGCCTCTTCATTAACTGCACAGAAGATACCTGTAGTAGCTGTCTGATTGTTAATAAGTGTTTGAATGTATCTTAAAGTACCATTTTGGTCGGTGAAGTTAGGAATAATTGTACCTGTTGTTGTTAGTACGATATTAACTCCATCCAAAGATAAGAAATTGTCTATCTGAGACTTAATAAATCCTTTAGATGTAAAATATGCGCTGTAAACAGGGTCATTAGCTAAAGCTTGATAGTCTGTCCAATTTCCACTTACTGCAATAACATCGATAAACCAATCTGAAAGATAATCGTATTGATTCATATAAGACGGAACATTATCAGCACCAAAGTATTCTCTTGCTGTAATATCAAATCCTTTTAAAGGAAATCTAGAGTCAAGAGATTTTCTAACTATAATACTAACTGGATTTTGTCCAAGATTAACTATACTAAATAACTTTCTTGAATCTGGTTGAGCTCCTGATGTGTCCTCTGTAGCTAACAAATATGTAGTATCTGGGAACCAGAATTTCTCTTTGTTATAGTACGAAGATAATAATTTATCTTGTTTAGTAAGAGGGTCTGAATATCCACCAGTAGCATTTGAACCATTTTGTTCCTCAGTATCCATAGAGAATGCTCTATATCTAGCAACATCTGCTCCTGCCGCATAGTCAGGATCACCATTCACGTCTACTGAATTATTTAATAATCTTAAATTAAGAGCAAAGATAGGTCCACTTTGTAAACACACTAGTGAAGATCTGTGGAAGAAAGATCCTTTCTTTTCCATAGCCTTGTCTATATCTCCAAATACAGACTGGAATGTTGTTATATCCGGACAATAAACTGGTGTATTAAAAGGACCGATTGTGGAATATCCCACTACCAATCTAATCGTAGATGGGTTTATAATAATATTCTCACTAGCATCAAATTCCAGAGTATAAACACCAGATGCTTTAAATTGGGATAAATCAAGTTTGACTTGTTTTGCCATTTTTAGTTTTTATTTATATTTTAAGAAGATAGCCTCTTACTTCTTTTTCTATGTATATATCATTCTTCTCTCAAGAATCAAGGAGTCCGTTTAAGAAAGTATAGTTTGATAGATCACTAGTTTTGTTTTGTGCTGCTTCGTTGTTTTCAGAAAGTCTTTCTTCTATGAGTTTTCTAAACTTTTCAGGTATTATATCATACAGATCCATGACAGTCTCTTGGAAATCTCCATTATCAAAAACACAGTTTAAATTAACTAGGGTCATGGCTTCATCATCTTTCCCTATTTGGCTCGAAAAACTCCCATTTGGATTTATACCAAAGTTAGCTAGTTCGTGTATTCCGTTCTTGTTTGATGGAATAATTTTAAATCCTCTAGCATTTATTTTTAAGTCGTAGCAAAATTTTTCCTTGTTTTTAACAGTTAGCTTAACCCCTGGTTTTAATTTAGTACTTGCTTCTGAGTGTTTAGTATAAACAAACATCTCATCAAAGAAGTCTTCACAATCCATTAGTTTGTCCATTAGCATTTCACCTTTGTGATCTAATTCAAGAACTATTCTCGCATTATCGACTCCAAGAACACCTGTTATTAGGATTTCAAGAAAAGCCTTAAACTCATCTATTTCAATGTTGTTAGATCTAAATATTCCCACCTGTAAAAGGCAAAAGAAATCGCTTTCGTCTTCAAAAAATCTTTTATTTTTTATAACGTTGCTGGGCATTGGAGCAACCTTAAATATATTGGCTACCGAATAATCTCCCCCGCCTCCGCTGGCAGTGTCTATAGAGATATAAAATTTTTGTCCATCTTTTTCAAATACCGATGCTGGATCAAATTTAGGGTGCCACAGAAGACCTGAGTAATCGATCGGACTTTTTTCAAAAGGCCATAATTCGTGGAAGATAAATTGTTCTTCAGTATTTTTTAATCTTTTTAATGTGTTAGAATCTAAAAGAAGTCTAGATGATGATAAGAACTGACACCCGTATTCTTGGTTAAAATCCTCTTCTGATCCTAGAGCTGCTATTTCTTTTCTCTTCCATTCTTCGTCCCTTCCTGGTACTTGCCACCATTCAACCCTAATTGGATTGAATTCGTTTTCTCCTTCTATAGCTCCTTTGTAAATTTCCCAGAATTTATTCATTCCGTTAGGAGTAGATGTAATAATAACTCTAGCTATCTGTGACGAAGAGATAGTGGGATAAACAGATTTAAAGAACTGGTTGATGAAGTTTGGGTTAATGTGAGCAAACTCATCCATGTATAACATGTGAATAGTATAACCGATAGAGGATGTTTTAGTCGTCGTCTTGGCCATTATTCTACACCCGTTATCATACTTCATTGTCATTACATTATAAACAACCAATCCTGGTTTTAAAAAGAATGGTAAACCCTTCATGATAACCTTGATCTTGTCCATTAATTCCGCAGCAGTGTCGCCAATGTTTGCCATAATCATGGCATTTTTTTCAAAATTAAAGAGCAGGTACCACAAAAGAAATATTGATGATGTAATAGTTTTGCCAGATTGTCTAGGGGACACAAAAACATTTTTTCTGTGGTGTTGGTACTGATTGAGAATCTGTATCTGATAGTCCCTAAGTTTTATTTGCCTAATTCCTTCATCAGTCATTACGTGACAGTAATTGTCAGCAAAATAAACAACATCCTCCGCGCATTTTTTAATTTCTTCCAATTCCCATTCGGTGTATTCGAATAGGATATTTCCTTTCCTCAGCTCAGGATCGTTTTCGTGAAAGGGATTGTCTACATCTTTATAATCGACACCATTTTCTTCCGCATCGTATATTAGCTTGTCAACCTTAGCTGTAGACCAGAAATTACTTGATCTTTCGTCTTTGACATTCATAATTATTCAAATATATCGTCCTCAATTTCAAAATCCATATCGTCATCGCCACCTAAAAGGTCTGATGTTCCACCAAATTTAGTTCGTGGATTTATGAGACTGTCATCAGGAGGATTGTTCTTAACTATCTCCGCGTCTTTAACGAGATTTCCGTTTTTCATAACGTTTTGTAGGTTTTCCATTAAGCTTCTAGTTCCTCTAGCTTTCAATAGATCCTCGTTCTCTTTGGACTGTATTATATTTCCGTTCTCGTCAAATTGAAGATCTCCGCCTCCTCTTTTTATTTCTTCAGATTCAGATTTTAGTTGCTTATAGTTTTTTTCCATCTGTGTCATATAGGAAGAAAAATTCTTTGGCATTTGCATAACTTGATTTTGCAATTGTGCTAGAACCTCAAAAAGCCTAGGTTCTACTCTACCAGAGTCTATTTCTTCTATAAGTTTGGCTATAGCATGTTGAGCAGTTCTTATTTGAAAAGCCATAGTGGAGATGCTCATCGCATCTATTTTTTGCTTGTGCTTGATGTAGGAATCTTCCGAGACGTTCTCCATATCATTGTAGAACTTGGATAGCGAATCTAGTATAGCTCTAGCTTCCATTTCAACCTCGCTCTTTACAGCATCAACCTTAAGTTCTCTGTGTGGCTTAATCGGTGGTATATCTGGAGTACTCAGACCAGAAAGCATCTCGTCTGCTAGGATTATACTATCAAGCCTATCCTTAAGGTTAAGCTCTTGCTCCTTTGATAAATTGGGTGTTTTGGGTTTTCTTCTTGGCATAAATTATCTGTTTCTGGCAACTTTTGGAAGTTTCAGTATTGGTTTAGCATTATCTATAATAATACCGAGTTGAGCATCCCCAACTATGTTCTGATTCAGCATAGTTGATTGTTTCTCTTCCTCTACCATTTGTTTAAAAAATCTATAATTAGTTGCCCATAATGGACAGGATCTTGTTTTGTATGAGTAGTTATTAGTTCCATAAAAAGGACTGTCATAATCTTCCTCTATAACTGGTGTTATATTAAAAGTGTAAGCTTGTGTTGTTACCCCGTCCAATGAGTGAACAAGACTTAAGTCTGAAGTTTGTGTTGCTGGATTATCTGGGTCGTATGTGAGTCTCCAAACTTTCATAGAGTACTGTCTAAATATATTAGAGAAGTTAAAAACAAATCCATACCAATCATCTGTAGTTGGTATAAATTCACCAATTGTACTTGGTATACCAGCACCAAAAGGAGAAGAAACCTCTAGATTATTTATCCTAAACCTTAAACTTCCGGTTTGTATATAATTGTTATCTGTAGGGCTACTAACAGCATTAGATCCACTCCAAATAAGATCTATAAGTAGACCTGATCCATTATAGTAACCATCAAATAATGTTCTGGCCTGCGCCTTTTGCATTTTCCACCCTGCCGTGCTAGCGGGAGAGGGAGCGCCCTCGTCTTTTATTTTAAATCTATATGCGTCAACAATTTCTAATAGCTCAAATCCGCCAGATCTAGTTCCATCTGCTAGTATAGAAACAAACCCATTAGGATTTTCTCCCATTGACAATTTGTGTATTATTGGATAAGTGCTATAAGTTATTTCTCCTGTCCCTATATTATCTATAGTTATAGGAACCTTTGGAGCAGGTTTAGGAACTAACTTTGCTCTGTCTAAATAATTTCTAATTCTAAACCAACACAAAAAGGATCTTTCCTCGCTTGCTGTTAATACTGGATCTGCTTTCCATCTAACAGCATCTCTTTCAATAACTAGAGTTGCAGGGGATATAGGATCAACTTGTGCTTGTGAATCCACAAATATTCTGTCTAGATCATAATAGTTGTTAAATACGATAGTCCAGTTGTTATTTAAATCGTATTCTATAATTGGAAGATCTTTACTTACGTAAGATCTTATAGGATCTTCTAATCTTCTTTGTGATGTAATAGCATATTGCTGAGGTTTTGTTAACTCTATTTCTTCGTTTTTTACCTCCTCACCAAATAGTTCTTTAGTGTTAACCGTATAATCTAAAAGTTCAGTCTCTGCTTCTGGATTAATAAATGTAGTGTTCTTCTTAACCTCGTATTTAGTTAGCTGTATCTTAAAATAAACTGGGTAATTATTAATATCCCTAAAAACGTACATAGAATCGATTTGATAGATCCTGTTTGTGATTGGGAAATAAATTATGTCTCTTTTTCTTGGTTGTGATCCTTTACCAAAAATGCTTTCGAAATATTTTCTATCGATATGAATTTCAAATGGCTGGGCAAAATTTAATCCCCAAGTTTCGAAAGTTAATGCTGCATCAGGAAATTGGTTATTAGGAACCATGACCTTAACGCATTTTTCGTCAACAACATTAAACAAGTTATACTCTTTAAGCACTACATCTTTTCCCCTTCCTTGTGGCTGTACTGAATAATAAACAACCTCATGCCCAAAGACATTGTTAACAATCTTACTTAAATCCTGATACATGTTGATAGACCTGTTAATATCATAAGGTCTAAATGTGAAATTACAATCAGAAAAAACTATAGGATAGTTAGTAAGCTCTCTACTACAAAGAGGTGCAGGAGGATTCGTCATTAAATCTCGGGGATCCACTGTTTTATATTGAAGATCCAGCTCAAAATCTAATAAAACTATTGGTGGGCTTAATGGAGTTCCTGGAGGATAGTATGGACTTGCATTTTCATCAGAAACTGCAGTTAATCTGATCTCTATCCAAAAAGGATTATCTGGAGAAATCTGAATAGCAGATATTGACTGTTGGGTTAATTCAGTCCACAAAGACCAGTTGGACCCATTAATGCTCCATCTATATTCTAGATATAAATATATATGTGGCGGATCTTCTCCGCTTGTATCTATAACCCATCCATTAAACGACTGAACGTTTTTGAATGGTTCTGACCAGGATACAATTCTATAGTTTCCTATAGCCGAAAAATCTATTAAGGCTTCTGCCATTTTGGCTAACGTTTTTAATATATATCAGAAAAAACACTATGAAAAAATTTAGAGCTCAAATGGAGAAGTTTAGCTTTGCACAGCTTACTTCAAATTCCGATGGTAAAACATCAGGAAGCGGTACAGCAGGACTATATGTTGTTTTTATAGGTGGTATCTGTTTTTTACTTGGATGTATCGATAAAATGTTTTTAGATAAAAGTGTAGATATCCTAACTCAATCTATTATACTTGTTTCTATTGGTGCTACTCTTCTTGGCTATAGAAAATCTAGAGATGCAGGTATTGAAAACTTAGATGGAACTAAAGAGGAACAAGCACCTGAGTCTAGTCCGGAGGATTTACCTCTAAACTCTTAAGGATTCGAAGGAGCTTCGCCAGTTGCCCCAGTTGCACCTGTAATATCTTTCTTGATATCATATATTCCGAGACCAGATATTATTGTGCTGTTATCTGGGGGAGCTGTTCCTAGCTCAACATTTAATTTTATTCCTCCTTGCATTAAGTTTCCTCTAAATCTCTCTGTAGTTAAATCCGGATCAGGTAAGTAAGTCTCCAACTCCATACTAAAGCTAAGAGTTATAGCCTCTCCTCTTTGGGATCCATAAGACATCTGGAAATTATTAGGTTGTTTGTCAGGTGGTGCGTCTCCTAAACTAACTTGAACTGGAACTCTAAATCCTTTATAATAGAAATAGTAAACGAATCTTTTGTAAAGTATTTCTAGCACGCTTTGTTGTATTTTAAAAGCATCTAAAGTTGTATCTGCTTTTATTTTAGCATTAACAGATATCCCTAAAGGAATTGGATACAGATAAGCAGAATAAGTCACCATCTCGCTACCGTTTTCTTTCTCCACCTCTTTAGTATAAGATCCTCTAACGAATTTAGTAGTAGCAGAGCCTGTGTCTATTCTAATAGTTCCTAATTCCAATATTCCTCTAGGAACTACGTCATAATTACCCTCTGCAAATGCTGGTTTTCCGTCGCAGTCTTCATAAGATAAATAAAAATCTTGTAAGAATGGCTCATCTCCTACCATTGAGTAAAAGAAGGGAATATAGATTTTACTTACATTCTGATCGCTATCGGTTTGTTCATAAGTGATAACCTCATTCATTTTACTTAAGAGCCCTATTATAATGCCTCTAAAAAATACGTCGTCTGTGTTATACTTTTCTAAAAAATTCATATTTTAATATTATTGATTGTCTATTATAACAGCAGTGTTATCCTTAATAATAGGTTTACTTCCATATTGGTATGGATCTTTTTCTAAATCTATTACTCTTATCTGTGATTGTGAATAGATGGGGATATCTCTCATTTTAAATTTTAACGGCTGTCTATTAATAGTAGTGTAT